TTAAATGTTACACTAAAGACAAAGAACAAGTATCACCCTTACTTGGCTACAAGCTAGAGATCAAAAGAGCAATTGAAACAATCATAACTAGAGTCGCAGAACTAAACGGTTATTGTGACCTATCATTAAGAATCGAGGACTCATCTAAATTACCTGACGCTAAACAAGAGGTAAGGGTAAATGGCTGAGAAATACAGAGACATACAAAAAGGATCTAAAGAATACATAAACAATATTGGCCTAGAAGAACCAGACAATAAGACTGACTCATCCATCCTAGATACATACGACGTAGACAAAGATTGCATAGAGTACAGAATCGGATTCAGGGACGGCAAAAAGAGCTATATTACTGATAAAGAACACCAAAGAGGACTATAATGCCTAAACCTTTAAAACAAAAACCTAGATTAAAGATACACACAGAAGAATACATGGAAAATGATGGCAGAGTAGACAAAGATTATGTATTGCTTGAGAAAAGCCCATCACAATGCACTCTTACCTACATAAGAAAAGACTTAGAAGATAAAGGAAAGAATCTATTACACCAATTAGAGGAAAGACTAAAAGAGAGAGAGGCTATCAATGCCTAAACCTCATCCTAAACACCAAAAAGGCAAAGATAACCTATGGAATATATTAATCATGAAGCTAAATGCTAAGAAGAGGGATAAGAAAACATGTAATACTTGTGGCAAAGATGATTGCATTACTAAAGGATTCCCTTCAAGCATACTAAAGATTGGCGTTGCATGGGATAATGAAAAGGATTGTTGTGGTGGGTGGACAACTAATGGCTAAATGTACTAAGGCAGAGACAACAAGAAGAGTATCAGTGGTCGTTGGGATGTTAAGTAATAGTAAATCTAAATCTTACGTTGTAGACTATGGTAGAAAAATGTGGGATATTGGAACAAAACAAGTGGAGGTACTTATGGCTACTGCTACTAAAGATATTAAACAGATTGCACAAGAGATTAAAGAGTTCACTGTAGAGAATGCTATCGAAAGACATACCAAACTACAACAGCTTGCAGTAGATGATAAGCAGTACAGTGTTGCTAACGACATTAACAAAGACATTAACAAACTAGGTGGCCTATACAAGAAAGACAACGAACAGAAAGACACTACCGTTGTATTAAATATAGATGGATCAACAATTACAGCTTAACGTATCAACCGAGGGTACATTTAACCCTATTTACATCCCTCATATACTTAATGAGAAGAGAACACAAATATACTTCGGTGGATCTTCTTCTGGTAAGTCTGTATTCATGTCTGATAGATGTGTACTTGACGTGTACAAGGGTAGAAACTATTTAATATGCCGTAAGACTGGTAACACTCTCCGTAAGTCTACCTTCAATGAGATCAAGAAAAGTATATACAAGTTTAAACTACAGGCATACTTTAGCATAAACAAATCAGAGATGGTTATTACATTCATTCCTTTAGGCTCACAGATCCTATTTGCAGGGCTAGACGATGTAGAGAAGGTTAAATCTATTACACCAGAGAAGGGCGTTATAACTGATATATGGGTAGAGGAAGCTACTGAGACTGACCAGAAGGACGTTAAACAGTTAGAGAAGAGATTGCGTGGTAGAACTAAGTTCCCTAAGAGACTATCACTCTCATTCAATCCTGTACTAAAAACACACTGGATCTATAAGGACTTCTTTGAAGACTTCTGGGAAGAGGGCAAGAACTACAAAGACACTGATAGCCTATCAATCCTAAAGACAACCTATAAAGACAATGACTTCTTAGAGCCAGAAGATAAAGAGGCACTAGAGAATGAGGGTGATAGATACTGGTACGAAGTATATACTCTAGGTAACTGGGGTATCCTTGGCCATGTTATATTTAAGAACTGGGAGATCAAAGAGTTTAATACAGAGACATTTGACAACTATAAGAACGGACTTGATTGGGGTTTCTCATGTCTAAGGGGGGACACTTTAGTTTCAACAGATAATGGCAATGTTCAAATAAAAGATATAAAAGTTGGTGATAAAGTTATCACTAGGCATGGACACAAGAAGGTAACATCTACTAAAAACACAGGGCATAAGAGTGTTTATGCTATTGACTTTGGATACAGGAAGCGTATAATAGCAACAGCAGAACATAGAATATACACCCAAGATGGGTGGAAGAGAGTAACCGAATTAAACAAAAAGGAAGTTATATGTGTTACGAAGTTGAATTTAATGGGAAAAGCTATAAGAGGTATCCAGAAGGCAAGCACCCTAATTATTTTTATTGTACAACAAATAAAAAGAAAAGTATTCTACATAGGGATATTTGGGAAGCAAGTAATGGACCAATTAAAAAAGGCCTTGTTATTCACCATGACGACCTTGATCCGCTCAATAACGATATTGACAATCTTGTTTGTATTACCACCAAAAAGCATTCTAAGATTCATTATAAAGATACTCTCGGGGCAATTCCTAAAGAAGAAATGGAAAAGACTAGAGAAAGGCACGGATACACAAAAGACAACTGGCAAGAAAGAAGAGCTAAGGCATTGGCTACAGTACAAGATAAAAGAGGAACCTGTAAAGAATGCAGAAAAGATTTTAAAGTATCTAACTTACATCAAAAATATTGTTCTTCAATCTGTAGGAAGAAAGCTAATACCAGAGCAAGCAAAAAAGAATATACATGCGAAAATTGCGGGGCTATCTTTGTTGCTACATCGTATTACGAAAGAAAAAGCTGTTCTAAAGAATGTGCGAGTAACCTCACAATTATTAAAAGAAAAAGTTGAAACATTTGACATAAGCGTTGAAGGTGGAGAGTTTTTTGCTAACGGAGTATTAGTTCATAACTGCGACCCATTTGCCTTTGTAAGGATGCATTACGACAAAGCAAGGGGTAAGCTATACATTTGTGATGTTATCTATCAGACGGGCCTCCTCAACAAGGATTCGGCTACTCTAGTACAGGACAAGATAGGCATTGAAGTAGTTACCTGTGATAGTAGTGAACCTAAGTCTATTGTAGAGTACCAACAACTTGGTGTTAATGCTTATGGAGCCAAGAAAGGTCCAGGGTCCATCGAGTATGGCATCAAGTTCATGCAGTCACTAGAGATAATCATCCATCCTAAATGCCAAGCATACATTAATGAGATACAAACATACCAGTACAAAGAGGACAAGTATGGTGATGCTATGCCTGTACCAGTAGATAAAGACAATCACTGCTTTATTGGCAATACTCTTATAACTACAGATAGCGGAAAGAAGAGAATAGACAGGATAACAACTAAAGACAAGATACTTACTCCATTAGGGTTCAAGAGCCTAATAGCTTGTGGCAAGACAGGGCATAAAGAGATATATTGTTCTTCTTATTCAGATGGGGCTAAACTATATTCAACAGCAAAGCACAAGATATATGCTAACGGTACCATGACAAGGGTTGACGCTATTCGATATGGTGATATAATAGATACATGCAAGAAGAGAACCATATTACATTTAATGAACAGAAGTATCGTTATGACGGCAGGTATTATGTCCCTATTGGTGGGTGTGACAATGGGCGTAAAAGATTACACGTTGCTATTTGGGAAGATGCTAATGGTCCAGTTCCTAAAAGCCATTGTGTGCATCACAAGGATGAAGACAAAACAAACAACAGACTCGACAACCTCAAACTTAAAACAAACGCAAAGCATATGTCAATGCACTCAAAGAAATGGCATAAAGACAACAAAGAGTTTGTCAGACAGAATCTTGATAAGATTAGACCACTTACAAAAGAATGGCACGCAAGCAAAGAAGGTAGAGAGTGGCATAGTAAACATGGGAAGAAGTGTTGGGAAGACAAAGGACTCGACTTCAAACATACATGCAAGGTATGTGGCAAAGAATTCTATACGAGAACAAAGAAAGCGATCTATTGTTCAAATGCTTGTAAGTCACAACATAGGCGTGATTCAAAGATTGACGACGTTGAAAGAGAGTGCGTTATCTGTACTACGCTATTTAAGGCTGACAAGCACTCAAAGACAAGAACCTGCTCACTTTCTTGCAGGTCAAAGCTTATCTATCAAGGAAGACGTATACAATCTAACAATTGAAGACTGCCCTATGTTCTATGCTAATGGCATACTGGTTGCTAATTGTATTGATGCTTCACGTTACGCATTGGAGTGGGACAGCCACCACAAAGAGATAGACGCTAAACCAACTAAGACACTTGAAGATATAAAGAAGATGGACATGTTTGATGCAGACTTTGAGAAGTATGAGGATGAGCTGGGTGTAGTCTATCGAGACCAGAATCCTTACATAGATCCTAATGCAGAGAGCAATAATAACTCTGGTTCTAATTCGATTTGTGGCTACTAGAAAACATTATAATGCAGTTAGGCCCGATTCTATAGAGGTAGAATGCATAATTGGTGTTATGAGATAGGGGTGGTATAATAAGTAAAAGAAAGCGAGGAAAGAAATGAAAGACAAAGAGGTAAGACTACTAGTATTAGACATTAGACACGACCTGGACTTAGGATTAAAGGGTGGAGAACGTAGAGAAGCAGAGCTAAAGTCACTAAGAGAAGATGTTAATGAGATTGATGAAGACTTAAACAGTTCTTATTACCAGAAGGTATTTGAAAAGGATATGATGTGTAGCCTTTTGGGTAATGTTATTAATCCTTCTCCAGTAGAGCCTAGCAGAATAGACAAGATAGAGCTAAAGCTAGACGCACTAATAGAACACCTAAAGATAGAGTACAAAGAAGAGCCAGACAATGATTCTTATCCTAAGTATGTTAAGAGGAGTAAACAATGAAAGCAACTGATATTAAAGTAAAGGGAGATTACATACTAATAGCTAAGGTAGAGATAGTTAAAGACGAGGGCGGTATTATTCTTAGAGACGAAGAGAAGGATAAGGTTAAGCTAGGAGAGGTTATTGGCTACGGTCCTGGAGCTTACATAGACGGAACACTGATCCCTGTAGACCTTGAAGTAGGAGATATAGTATATTACAACGTGTATGCTGGACTAGATGTAAACGTAAATGATGAGGACATGTTGGTACTAAAAGAGTCTGAGATACTTATGAGCGTAGTGATAGATGACAAGTAGTTACAATACTGTAACATTAACCTCTCATTTGACATTTATGTAAAAATATGATATATATAAGTAGAAAGTAAGATGTAGTTAGAAAGAAAATACACTGGGTGGAGTATTATTTTGACTACAGACTTAGAAACCAAACAGCTACTAGGTAACGACGTAGCAGCAGACCAAGAGATCTCCAACTTTCTTAAAGACACACTAGAAGATTTTATATCATTAAGACAACTGGTAGAGCCTTACTATGGCTTTACTTCATTGGCTGATAAGTGGAATGAATATGATAGATGCTATGAGATAAGAGCTAAGAACAATAGAAAAGCATATGAGTATCAAGGCTTCTCTAACATAGTACTACCTGACTTCCACGACACTATCGAAACATTAAGAGTAAGAGAGATGAACGCTTTCTTCTCTGGTGCAGAGATGTTCGAGACTAAGGCCCGTAAATACTCATCTGAACAAGATGCACGTCTAGCTAAACAACTGGTTAAGTATAACTTCGGCTGTCTAGAGGATATGAGAACAGATGTATCACGCATTGAATATGATAAATTAACTTATGGTACTTGGGTAGCTTACTGTCCTTGGACAGAAGAAGAGTATGCAAGACGCACTACAGACGATCGTGTGCTGGATGAAGAGGGTATTCCAGTTACAATAGACGGGATAATTCAAAAGACTGTCCCTTATCAAGCAGAAGAGATCAGGCTAAAGAAGTATACAGATTTACAATATATCAACTTAAAGAAAGTCTACATGCATCCACGCATTAAAGCCATCCAATCACAACCAGCACTATTCATCCACCTAGAGAAGACTTACAAAGACTTACTAGATATGGAACAAGAAGGCTTAATTGCAGAAGGTAAAGCAGAATGGGCTGTATCCAACTATTCAGAGATACAAGACACTGATGTTGATGCAAGCGAAGATAGAAAGGCTAACGACGATGAGCTAGACGATGATATTAAAGTGATGGACATCTACGTTAGCTATTTCTACTGGGGTGAGTATGAAGATCGTAAACTCTATGAAGGGTTCTTTGTTGGTGATGGTGACTTACTAGGCTATACAGAGCAACAAGCAGAGAAACCATTGAACAGAAAAAGATACCCATTCCGTCAAGGTTGGCACATAGCCACAGATGGAGCTTATGGTGTAGGTGTAGGTGATGAGATATACCCTGTCTACATATCTAAGTGTGCAAGGTTCAACCAAGTGTTTGACCTCTCTACTTATGAGATCAAAGGCGGTGGGTTTAAAGACGCTACTGCATTACCTAACTGGAGTTCTATGGTCCCTGGTGAGTGGAAAGATGTTGTTGGCCTAAACGCAATGTTAGCAAGCAAGGGCAAACCTGTACTATCTTGGGCTGAACTAAAGGGTACTAGACCTAGCTCAACTGGACTAGATATTATCCCATTATTAAACGAAGCTAAACAACAAGGTTCAGGAGCTACAGGACTACTACAAGGTATGCCAACTAACTCACAAGTAGATAAGACTGCATCTGGTATTGAAGCGACTATAGAGCAAGGTAACGCTCGTATAAACACATACTTAGAAGACTTTGAGAATCAACTATTTAAAGGGTATGCAGAAGATTGCTATATGAACTTCCAAGATCATCTTGATCCAGCTATTGACCTACCAACTCTATTAGACCCAGAAGAACTTACTTACATTGATGATAAGACTGGCCAAGAAGAGATGATTGAGTTCCCTGACGTATTACTTGATGTTGATATTGTATTCACAGCAGCTAAACGAATCCTAGACTCTGAGAAGAAGATAGGTAAGATCCAAAGATTCCTACAGCAAATGGGTGGCATAATGAATGTAGCACCTGAGTTCGGTCAAGCAATGATGCAGAATGTAGACATGAAATACTTAGTTGAAGAGATTGCACGAAGTGTTGATCTTGCTGACCTAGATAAACTATTTCCACAAGTTAACCCTGTTAGAGACTTACTACAGACTCAAGCTGAACTACAAGCAGTAAGCCAAGAGAATGAGATGATGAAGATGGGCGTTGACGTAGCAATGCAGAAGCTAGAACAATCTGGTGATCAGAATGCTATAGGTATTATTAATCAAACGATGCAAGAAATACAGGAAGGTGTTGCAGATGGCGCACAAGGCGGAGAACAAGCGAACGTGGGTGGAGGCCAATAGGACCAGCCTACAACCTTATAAAGAACATTTATTGAGCAAGTACATTGAAATACGAGATCAAGATTTAAACAATATCCACGACCAGAACCTATCTCTAGTCGAGAAGGGGAAGGCCAAGATATTGATGGAATTAATTATTGAATTAACTATACAGAAAGAAGGAGAAAGATAATGACAGTAGAAATAGAAAGTGAAGAAATAGAAGTAACGGGTGAAGATGAGATTGTTACACTAGACGTTGATGAAAGTTTCGACGATGAAGAAGAAAAAGAAAGTAAAGAGGAAGAAGAGAAAGACGATAAGGAAGAAGATGCAGAAGAAGACGAAGAAGAGTCAGAAGAGTCAGAAGAATCTGATAAAGAGGACGCTGATGCTGATGAGCCTGATAAGTCTGATGCTGATAAAAAACAAACAACAGGATATAGTTGGAGCGAACTTCAACAAAAAGAGCAAGCGAACAGAGAATATGTTGCAGCTACTAAGAAGTTAGAGGATCTATCTTATGAATACGAATCCCCAGCCTCAAGGTTGGATCAACCACAGAAACCTAAAGACGAATACGACGAAGATGATATGGCTCAATATAGAGTCGATCTTGCCGTATGGAAAGCAGATCAATCAAGGGCAGATAAGAATGTGCAATTGCTTGATGATAAGCGGAGAAGGATAGCCTTAGAAGCACAAAACGCTTTTAAGAAAGACTTCAAAGATGCTGACTTGTCTGGGTTTGAAACATTTATTAGAGACAAAGGTGTCCGACTAATAAACTTTCTAAGTGGTGATGAAACACTGTACGAGATGTATGAAAAGTATTTGAGACGTGAAGGCCAGCTAAAAGAAGTTAAAGCTGTTAAGAAGATGAAGAAACAAGGCGTTAAGATTAAACCTCTTAACCTTAAAGGATCAACATCTACTAAGGCTACTGCTGGAAGCAATGGTTTAAACGCTAAGTATAAGTATGCTAATCGAAAAGAGTTCACAGAACTCGTTAAACAGTATAAGGGTAAAACATCCCCTATGACTGGAGAGAAGTATACTGACAAGTACATCAATGAAATCTGTAAGAGCGAGCTTGATTATATGAAGAGCGAAAGCTAATCCTTAAATAAACAAGGAGTAATAAAATGGCTATAAGTTATACAAGTACAGATGCTAACTTGAGATCAAGTTTCGCATCATTAATGAAGTCCTTTCCGGAACTAAGAAAGGCATTTTACGACGAATTCAAAATGTTACCAAACATTTGTGATAGTTTCCTCGTAATGGAATCATCTTCTAAGAACATCGAACGTGAGAACACAATCGGTGGACGTGGAGAATGGAGTTCTAAGAATGAAGGAGCTGAATTTACTTTCGGTGACTATGCTCAAGGTACAGAAAAGACTTACACACATACTACTTATGCAGAAGCATTTGATGTGTCTGAGGAAATGATTGAAGATAACCAATGGAAAGGTATTATGAAATCAGCTAAAGAAATGGCTCGTGGTGGTTATGCTGCTAAAGAGAATAACGCTGCTGATGTTCTTAACAACGCTTTCTCATCTGGTACTGGTGCTGATGGTTCTTACCTATGTGTTACTAACCATAACTTGATGAATTCAGGATCTACTGGTTCTAACGCTATGACTACTGTATTAAGTGCAGAAGGTCTTGAAGATGCTTATGCTCTAGCTGACGCTACAGTAAATGAAGCGAATATCATCATTCCTACTAACTTTACTACATTGGTAGTTCCACCTGCTTTACGACGTACTGCAGAAGAACTTAAAGGATCTGACAAGACTCCTGAATCTGCTAACAATGCAATCAACGTGTATCAAAATGAGATCACTAAGATTGTTGTTGACCCTTACTTGAGTTCATCTACTGCTTGGTTCTTAATTGATACTAGCACTGATTGTCGTGGTAAGTTCTTTTGGAGAGTTAAACCTCAGTTCAGAAATGATTCTGATGTTTATTCTCAAAATTTCTTAATGAAGGCTAGAGAAAGATTTTCATATGGTCACACTGACTGGCAGGGAGTTATAGGTTCAACTGGAGCTTAATTAGATATTTCGTAGCTGGTGGGGAAACTCACCAGTGAAAGTCCTGGTTGGTTGAGCAAAGGTTCGATTCCTTTGGCGAGTAAATAAAGGATAATAAAATGAGTAAAAGATTATCAGCATTTAATAACGGTTTACAAGTAGGGCTGACTACAAAAGGAAACAATGGTATTTGCATGCGTTTATTGGATGCAGAGCCAACTGGTAACGTATTTTCAGGTGGTGAAGCATATTCTGATTTAGTTAAAGCTGGTGGGACTTATGGTTCTGTATGGCTTGAGTCAGATGGTATTCACTACAGTACTAATGGTACTGAGTATACTGTACCTTTAACATCTACAAGTGGTTCTAACTCGTTAGACATTGCTTATGATGTTGGATCAGTTATCACTGTAGACGCTGGAGCAGTAACATTGAATGATGCTACTACTGGTTCTACTGATACATTGGCCCTTAATAAGACTGGTGCAGGATCAGGTAACATGGTCGCACTTGACCTTGATGCAGGTGTTGGAGCTTCCGCTATTGCTATAGACGCAGGTGGAGGAGCTAGAACAGTTGCTCTTACAACTATTGCCCTAGATGGTACTTTTAGTGCTACTGGTGGTGGTACTGTAGTTGATCTTGATATCTCACAAACTGGAGCTGCTGCTTCAAGTGCGTTAGATATTGATGTATCTAGTATCTACACAGGTTCTATTATTGATGTTGCTATTGGTGCAGCCGCTACTACAGGATATGTCCTAGACATAGACTTGAACTTGGGTGTTGCTTATGGTGGTATCAGATTAGATACAGGTGGAACAATAAGAACAGTTGACGTTATTGACGCTACATTTGATGGTAGTGGTAATGTTTCTTTCTTAGACCTTAACTCATCTAACACAGGATCAGGTAATGTACTTGA